ATTTACTGTCGGTGATTTAACAGTATTTCGTTGTCGTTCCAGGGTTTTTGAGCATAATTTGCTCTTATTTCTCCAAAAGTTTCCGAATTTCCGTATAGCAAATTTTGATGTGCATCATGATGGTTCTTATGATTGCATGTCATGTTGCAGGGTGGATCCAGACCACCCTCTCCTCAACATAGTGTGCAAACCAAAATTGTTGGGGGGGGTTAGGGAATTTATCGGTCCTCTTACTGAGCATGCTACAAAGAAGAAGGAGGAGTCCAAATTGCGTCACGAGGAAAAGCTTATCAAAAAAGCTGAACGTAAAGTGAAGCATGAGGAATCCAATCGACCTCTTTTGGGCCCTGGTAATAGGAAAGGTATTAAGGAAATGAAGGAACAAGTAGCTCGTGTTGAGCGTTCGGAGCGTGGCGTCCTGTCAAAGGACGGTGCCGTTCCTCATAATCTAAATCGAGAGTTTGCTTTAGGCATGTCGTCCATTGTGCAATCCTACATTAAAGCTCTCTTAGATCCTTGGGGCACGCAACCACCCTCCCTTGGGTTTGGTGTGTTTTCAACTGGTATAAACAAGATGCAAATGTTTATAAAGTACACCTTTCTTACTTCAGCGGCGGATGCTGTGGTAATGCTGAACCCAAACGCGTGTTGTAATACTTTCAACACCACTCTAACAACTACTAAGTTGGCGTGTTATTCATCTTACACGCAACTTGCGACCCCTGCGACAGCTTGGAGTGCCTCGGGTACGGCAACTGCAGCATCCAATTGTGCAATTGCTGGATCTGCCGGTACTGCTGTCAGGGTCGTCTCAGCAGGATTGAAGGTCGAAGTGGGCCAAGCGGCTACTGCCGCAGCAGGTGTCATATATGCCGGTCGTATACCGCTTGCCCCTTCGACTTCTTGTCTTGATGGGTTTACCAATATCACCGCTATGTCCTCCCCGTGGTGTTTTAGTAAACGTATTAATATAACTGGATGTGCCAAGGTATCTTGGGCCCCAATGGATTCATCGGACTTTGCATTTGTGCAAAGCAATAGTACGATGACCACGAATCTCGGCACATTCTTACAACCATTGGTTGCTGGTGTGACTGGTGTTCCAACAAGTACATCAATCACAGTCACAGCCGTGGTCAACGTTGAAGTTGGCGCTGGTACCGGTGCAGGTTCCAACGCCTTATCAACATTTCAAGCACCTTCCCAGCCTGGTCAAACAACAGTTGCCTCTACTGTTGCATCACCTGATCAACTTATGAACCAAGCGTCTGGGGCTGGGGTTCCCGCTGTCCCTGTCATTACAACTGGTGGGGATTCATCAGCGGATGTACCCTGGTATCAACAAGTTTATAACGGTGTTTCATCGGCCGTTTCATGGTTGGCTGGTGGCTCTGAAACCGCTTCGGCAGTGTTAGATGCCGTTAGTTGGTTTTTGTTTTAAACTTGTTTTCCGTATTCCATTTCACCCTTTTTCCACAATTATTTGTATATATTTGTTTAAATCCGCCCCATAAGGGGCGGTTGGGGCAACACAAAACACGTTTTGGGTGTTGGGGCATTTTGTAGCCGATCCGACCACCCCCCTTTGTGAGGAGTCAAC